TTGTGGTGCTCGGCAATTGGCACTTCGCAGCCCGCACAGTGATACGCCGCCGTTTCCGGCTGCCCCTTCGCCCAGCGCAGGCGCTCGAACTCCATCCACTGCATGTGGCTGCAATGCGGACAGGGCACGAAGTACCGCCGCTGGTCAGAGGCCTCGTATTCCCGCTCGATCCGGGACAATCCCCTGATTGTCGGCGTTGAAACCATGAACACCTTGCGCCGGTGCGCGAAGGTCGTCGTGCGGGCCTCGGCCAAACTCACCGGATCGCCTTCCTCATCCGCAGACGCCGGATAGGCATCCACCTCATCCAGAAAGATGTATCGTGCGGGCATGGAGCGCAGACCGGTGGCGCTGTTGGCCCCGGTCAGCACCAGAATACCACCGGGGAATTCCTTGGACAGCATCGAATTGCCTGCGTCCCGCGATCGCGCCGGTTTGACCCGTTCGCGCAGGGCAGCACTTTCCTCGATCAGCGGATCAAGCCGCCCGCGTGAGGACCGCTTGGCCATCTCCACCGTTGGCAGCACCGCCAGCATCGGCCCCGGCGCGTGGTGGATCACAAAACCGATCCAGTTGTTGCCCGCCTCCGTGGCTCCGACCTGTGCGGCCTTCATGAACGATATACGTTGCGCCGGATGCCTGGGCGAAAGCGCATCCATGATCTCGCGCAGATATGGCGTGCGATCTGTGCGGTAGCGCCCGGGTTCAGCACTGGCCCGCGAGGATAGCCAGCGATGTTGATCAGCCCATTGTGACACCGTCAGGTCCGGGTCTGGACGCATTCCCCGACGCCAGGCGCGCAGGATATCCTCGGCCCCGTCAAAGCTGAGGTGTAAACCTGAAGTGAATTCCTCCTCATTCAAGCGAGACCCTAAGATCGGCGAGGGCGTCGAGTTGTTCGCGGACATGGGTTTCCAGCACCCTTTGGATGATCGCGGTTTGAATCGTCACCGGTGCCCCTGTTGCTGTCTCCACCTCCGTTGCCACCTGCGCTGCCATCAAGGCTGCAACGCGGGCGGGCCATGTCACCCAGACATCACGCTCCTGCCGGGCCAGTCGGAACACCAGGGTTTCTGCCCGGGCACGATCGACCAGTGTGCCTTTCTTCTTCTGGATTGCCAGCTGGCGTTCCTGCGCCTGATAGACTGTCAGCGCGGTGCGGGCCTTGAGATAGGACGTGCTGTCGGCGGGGCCGCTGAGGTTGCTTTCACCGCCGCCCACAGATCGGCGTTGCTGGTCGGGGTCTGTCATGTCAGCCCGACGCGCATCCGAGGCGGTGGCATCGATAGAGCCATCCCCATGGAGAACCATCCGGCCGTTCTGTTTGGCCTTCTGGATCGCGCCACGCGACAGACCGGAATGGGTGGAGTAATCCCGCTCGCTCATACCCTCCATACCCGATCCTACTCATCCATAAAGCAATGATATTGCTTGTTATAAAGTTGATTGAGAACCCGGTTGGAGCGATTCTGATTACACCAGAACGACACGCCAACCGGAGACAAAACCATGACCAGCCGATCCGCCAAAGACAATTCAAAGGCATTCGAAGCTTTCGTCGCGGCCAAAGCTGACATTGACGCGATGCTCAAGCGCCTTCAGAGCCTCAGCGCCGATCATTTCCACGCCAACCCGGATGTGATCACCTGGGGCGATGTTGGCACTCTGACCCATTGCGTCACCAAACTGCGTGAAATCACCGACATCGCGTTTCAAGAGGGCGAATACGCCGAATGAACGCGCACCCGAAACACGGAGGCTCAAATGGCTAAGCTCACCGACACCCAGACCCGCATCCTCACCGCCGGTGCCCAGCGCCCCGGCAATCTCGGGATGCCGCTGCCGAAAGGTCTGCATGGGGCTGCCGCCAAAAAGGTAGTCGCCATGCTGATCGGACGCGGTTTCCTCGAAGAAGTGGATGCCGATATCCGCAAGGGCGAGCCGCTCTGGCGTGAAACCGGCGATAGTCATGGCACCACGCTGGTGGTGACCGAAGCCGGGCTTGCCGCCATCGGGGTCGAGCCGCTGGGTGTGCAAACGAAAAAGTCTCTCCGAAAGACGGCAAAGACATCCAAATCGACCACCGCACCCAAAACCCCGCGCACAGGCACCAAACAGGCGCAGCTGGTCGCGATGCTTGAAGCGCCTGAAGGGGCCAGCATTGCCGAAATCACTGCCGCCACGGACTGGCAACCTCATACGATACGCGGCGCTATCTCTGGTGTGCTGAAGAAGAAGCTGGGGCTGGAAGTCACCTCCGAAAAGGTTGACGGGCGTGGCCGGATTTACCGAATTCCCTCCTGAACACTGCTGGGATTTGATGCTGCCGTCCTGTCGGGGCGGCGGATTCCTGTTCGGCCTTGCATGCCCTGATTGCCTCGAACAATCGGCGCAGCGCGAATGACCTGACAATGCTGATGAGGGTGAACGTGGCCGCAAGATTCAGATTCTGGCTCAGCGACATGTGCACGCCAAACCATGGAAATACCAGAGTTTGTGTGAGGACAGCGGTGCCGTAACCGACGACCACGTTGGCGATTGCCTCAACAAATGACATGGCGCGGGACTGTTTCAAACCGCCGACCTCTTAACCTTCAGGTCTGAGAATGTCTCGCCTGTCTCTGCCAGCACGGCCGCCTCGCCGGTGAAAGTCTGCCATCTCTCAACCGCTACATCCACATAGGCCGGGTTCAATTCGATCCCGTGGCAAACCCGCCCGGTGGTTTCCGCTGCGATCAGCGTGGTGCCCGACCCCATGAACGGCTCATAGATCGCCTGACCCGGGCTGGAATTGTTCAGGATCGGGCGGCGCATGCATTCCACCGGCTTCTGTGTTCCGTGCACGGTGTCGGCGTCCTGATCCTTGTTGGCAATCTGCCAGAGTGTGGTTTGTTTGCGGTCCCCGGCCCAGTGGCCCTTGCCGGTCTTTTTAACAGCGTACCAGCAGGGCTCATGCTGCCAGTGATAATCACCCCGGCTTAGAACCAGCCTGTCCTTGGCCCAGATGATCTGTGAGCGGACATTGAAGCCCGCCGCCTCGAGGCTTTCGGCAACGGTGGTCGCGTGCAAAGCGCCATGCCAGACATAGGCGACGTCGCCGGGAAACAGTGCCCAGGCCTCGCGCCAATCGGCCCGGTCATCGTTCAGCACCTTGCCAGTTCGTTTCGTGGCCGGCGCGCCGGTTTTATTGCGCCAGCCGGGATCATATTGCACGCCGTAAGGCGGGTCTGTAACCATCAGCAGGGGTTTCACGGTGCCAAGAACCCGCTCGACATCGGTGGCAACGGTGCTGTCCCCGCAAAGCAACCGATGGTTTTCCAGCATCCAGAGATCACCGGGGCGGCTGACCGCATCCTCCGGAGTCTCGGGTATTTCGTCCTCGCCCTCAATCGAGCCATCACCAACGTCATCTGGATCCTGAAGCAAGGCGTCCAGATCCTCGTCTGTGATGCCAAGCAGCGACAGGTCAAAATCATCAGCCAACAAACCGGCGACCTCGTCGCGCAGCACCGCCTCATCCCAGTCGCCCATCTCGGTCAGCTTGTTATCCGCGATTCGGTAGGCACGACGCTCAGCCTCATCGAGATGGCCCAGACGGATCACCGGGACCTCCTTCAGGCCCAGAATCGTTGCGGCCAGCACCCGGCCATGCCCCGCGATCAGCTCGCCATCATCGGCCACCATGCACGGCACCGTCCAACCGAACTTCGCCATGCTGGCCGCAATCTTCGCAACTTGATCATCCCCGTGCATCTTGGCATTGCGGGCGTAGGGGTGCAGCTTGGCAATCGGCCAGGTCTCGATCTCGCTTGGCGCGAATACCAAATCCATGAAGATCCTCGATGTGTGGCGGATGCAGACCCCAACCAAACGCAACCGGGAAAACCGGCGCGGCTGGGTCTGATCTGAATTGTCGGAAACGGGAAAAGCAAAACGCCCGCGAGGGGTTTCCTCCGGGCGCTCTCCTTCGAGGATCAAGGTATGAGTCAAGAGGGGCAGACCTGTCAACAGAAAATCTGAAGGAGGTATTATGTCGCCGTTCAAACGGGCTTCCGGGTTAGATTCCATGCGGGTGCAACCACAAATTCCGCTTTT